ACTGAAATCAAAACATACATAGCCAATGCTATAGAAATCTTCAATGAATACTTTGAGGGCTTTGAAGCACCAAAAATTGTGGTTGTATCTGCTTCGAGAAGACAAGCAGTGCGTAACAAGGTGCTTCAAGAGTGTGGTGTTCCCTATAAAGAAGATATGTACGGGACAGATGGCGAAGTGATAGACGGTCCGCTTGGAAGGCAGATTTTACTTTACCAATCGATGATGAAATCAGAACGACAAGTCTATCATGCACTTTGGCACGAGTTCGGTCATATCCTTTTTGGAAACGAAAAGCAATATTGTATTGATTTTTCCATCGACACGCCAATGCGTTCAGGCTATGCTGTTCTCAACGAACTGATGGCAGAATATATTGCTCACTATGTAAGTGGTGGAGAGGGATTTGGAATATACAATCCTAATATGTATCTTCAAATGGCTTTCCAAGAACAAGGAACAATCAATCCGTATTGGTTAAGCAGATACATAGCTATCATTCTTGGAGATAATACAGTTCGTGATGAATTCGTCCAAGCAGGAGCAGGTTATGTTCCACCTGAAGTTTGGATTTACATCGTGAAGATGTTTAAGAAACTCAATACTCAATTGAAAAAGGATGAGTTTTGGAAAGCATCTCCCAAATTTATAGAAGATTTCGGCAAGTTGTTTGACGAGATGTTCCATTTAGTTTATATAGGATAAAATTGAAAAGGAGGACATCTATGGGTTTATACGGAACTCAAACATTAATCGTTGTTTGTAAAGACGAGATGTACATAAATCAACTACGTAAGCTGGTTGAAACAAAAGACGATAGTGACTCATCGGTAACAGGAACACAAGACGGTTCTATTCAAATCGTTGCGTGGGATGAAAAAACATGGTTAGCACAAAAGAAAGCCGGCAATATTAGCAATAAAGTCTTGTTTATTGGTGATGTAAAAGGCGTTAACAAGTTGCTACCTATTATCGATATTCAATTCAACGAATATGGAGTAAAATATGGTTGGGCGGGCAATCAAGCTGCTATATGGATAGAACCAAAGGAAATCGGTAACGAAGAAACTTATTTGGAGTTCTTGAAGAAGTTGAACGAACTACCCATCCCTGAAAAATATAGAACGGAAATATCCGAGTCAACAAAAGTTACTGCACCTGTGGCAGTTGGAAAGCAAAATCTTTGGAATCAGCTTGCGGCATTTGGTGTTAATGCTTTTCTAACGGTTAAGGACTTGTTCAAGGATAAAACTCAAGTTAAAAATCAAATGTTTTTCTATGGCATTATCAAAATGTACTTTAACGATTTAGAAAAGTATATGAATGCATAAGGTGATTAACATGAAAGACAAAACACCATTTAATGACGGTTGGGACTTTATGTCTAGCCACATGGGTGCTGATATTGTTGCTCGTGGTGCGGTTAGTGATTTTATTGCCGTGACACAACAAAACCAACAAATCGTTCTTGAAAATACACATAGAATTGCAATTAACGAAGCTATAGACCAACTAACGAGAAGTGTTAATGAACATCCATACATAAATTTAGGGGTTGAGCAATTGAAAGGTTATGTTGCAGAAGAAATTGTTGCAGGAACCTTTAACATTGATGCAATAAGACAAGGCTCTGAACACAGAGCATATTCCTTCCCTAATGAAAGTGGATATGGCAGCATAGATATTGACACCAACTTTGGCAAAACATATAGTTTGAAGTTTACCAATGAAGCTGCAAGAGCTGAGTCGTTTCAAGCGGTGATAGATACCGAGACTGGGTTGCCTAAATATCATGGACAAGAACGTTTGATTGCGGATGACCAACTTGAAGAGGCACAGTATTGGGCTAGAAGAAGAGCAGCAACGGAAGCCATAAAGCGTCCTGGTGTTGCAGAAGCACATCGTGAAACAGGCGAACACTTAACCTCAACAGTTTCTGACGGAGAAGGTGTCAGTTCAAGAAAACTAACCGTTGATGAGGCAAGAGATGCTGCTAAACACGCCAAAAAAGGAAGTTTTGAAGCAGAGGAACTAGGCTATTCAAAAGAAGCTTTGTTATCAGAAGTAAGAATTGATTACATCAAGAAAGCCGCAAAAGCAGGACTTACGGCTGCAACTCTTACTGCAATACTTCAGCTAGTTCCCGAACTCTATAAAGCCATTGACTACTTAATCAAGAATGGCGAACTAAATGTCAATCAAATAAAAAAGAGTGGAGTTAAAGTTTTAACAGCTAGTGGTGAGGCCTTCTTGAGAGGCTCCATTGCTTATCTTGTTCAAATGGCAATTCAAGAAGGTTTACTTGGTGAGAAGATGAAACAGGTTGACCCAACTCTTGTTGGTGTAGCTGTAACAGTTATTTTAGGAACAATTAAGAATAGTATTCTAGTTGCTCTTGGAAAAATGACTGTTTCTCAAATGGGTATGCAATTTGTAGATACGATTGTAGTTTCATCTGGGTACTTGTTATCTATGAAGTTAGGAGCAGTCATTCAAGCTGCATTGCCACAACTTCCTGGTATTGGATTCGCCATTGGTAGTCTTCTTGGATGTTCGCTTGCTTTGGTGTACAACGTTGCCAAGAACAAGTTAATTTCTTTCTGCGTGGACACAGGTTTTACTTGCTTTGGTTTAGTAGAACAAAATTATGAATTGCCAGAAGAAATTTTAAACAAGCTTGGTGTTGATTTGATTCCAATACAACGAGCAGAAGTAACTAGAACACAAATTTCTAGACCGCAAGTTACCACAACAGTGGATACCGTACAATACGAAACAATCGACATCCAAATTTTAAGAAGAGGTGTCATTGGAGTAAATAAAGTCGGATTCGTATTTTAAGAATAACATATTAAAGGAGGTAGAAAATGGCAAAAAAATATGCTGATTTAAAGGAATATCTTAATGACCAATGCTATGATATGCTTATGCGTAGAGCTAAAGGTTTGATATTCGGTAATTTAGATAAATTTGACCTTACCTCCGATTATATACCAAATCCAACCGAGAGGGATATTGATGACGTGGTCATCACGAGTCTGCATACCGAGGCAGGACAAAATGATGATGTATATATTCATTGTAATGCTTATGCTGAAGCTATCTTTTCGGGTTTTGCTTATGGCAGAAGAAGGAATGATGTAGATTCTGACACAAAACGTATTTGGCTTGCCGTAAAATTCAAGGCGAAATTCACGGACAAGTTTGAAAATATGCGTATTGTGGATATTGGTCCAATTGATGAAAAAGAGGCTTTTGTGTTGAACAGGTGCTCCACAAAGAGTTTTGTTCCCTACATAAGCGAAGAGTCGCTTGACCATCATGCAACTGAATTTTTGAAGAAGTATTGCCCTCAAGCATTAGAAACACCAATGCCTCTACCAATAGAAGATATTGTAAAAGCAATGGGGTTAAAAGTAAAGGTTGGCAATCTTAAAGGTGGTGCGTTTGGACGTTGTTATTTTGCCGATAAAGAAATAAAGAAAAAGGATGGCACAAAAGGAATCATTAGACGAGGAACGATTCTTTGCGATGATGATGCTTTCTTTTTAAGTGGTATCGGCTCAACAAACAACACCATCATTCACGAATGCGTACATTGGGAATATCATAGACGATTCTTTGCATTGATGCGTTTATTAGATCCTTCACTATCAGCTATTGTTTGTACTACTTTGGAAGAGGATGTAAAAGGGTCTAAGAAAAACACCGAAGATTTTAGGTGGATGGAGTGGCAGGCAAATGCTTTAGCTCCTCGCATATTGATGCCGGCTGATATGATGAAGCTCAAATATGAGCAAATCAAAGCCGAAGTTGTTGCAAGTGGCGAAACCGACCTTCGTGAGATTTACAAGCAAACAATTAATAAGTTAGCAGATTTCTTCCAAGTAACTATTACTTCCGTAAAAATCAGGTTGATAGAACTTGGGTATAACTATCTTAAGGGTATTCACGATTATGTAGATAACAACCCTACAAAACCGTACTTGTACAATGCTAAAGAGATAAAACCAAATCAAATCTTTTCTGCAGGACTTTATGATGTTGTAGCAAGCGGAATTGTTAACTCAGACTTAAAAACCTGCTTGCAAGCAAAGACCATTGTTTATGCTAGTGGATTCTTTGTTATCAACAATAAGAAATATACATATAAAGACCCGATTACAGGAAGACAAGAATTAACCGATTATGCGTTAGAGCATATGGATGAATGTTGTCTTGTGTTTGATGCTGAGCCAAAGGAAAAACGTTCTTTTGATGACCGTTATTATTCAATGTGTTTCCTTTGTCGCAGCCAAAACTCTCAAGAAGCATACACAAGAACGGTTAAATCAAATGATTTTAATAATCGACAATTAAGAAAATCTCTTGAATTATGTGATGTAATAGAAGAAAATCAAGAAGCGTTGGAACTTGTAAAGCAGCTTGTTGGCGAATTTAAAGATATGCTTCAACTGCTTATGAATAACTATGGTTATAGCAATCGTGAAATGAAAAAGTATACAGGAATTGATGACCATAAAATAGCGGCATTTCTCAATGGCTCAAAAGAACCAACAAAATATGAAGTTGTTGCAATAGTGGCAGGTATGCAGTTGCACCCTGTTGTTGCCGAACATTTTATAAGTAAGTCGGGCTTCAACCTTACCACTACTATTGAGCGAGATGCTATGTATCGTTTCTTAATAAATCAATGTTATGAAGAGGGGTTAGACTCTTGGAATCAACGTTTGCGAGAATGCGATAAGGTAGAATGGCAGCTTCCATAAAAAAATAATGCGGAAATTTTTACGCACTTTACAACTTAATAAATAATAAATCAGGCTCTATGTCTTATGAAAATAAGGCGTAGGGTCTTTTTTTATGCCCAAAATAGACCAAAACAATGAAAAACGTCAAAATCGAGTGCGGGGATTTTTACGCAGTGTCTCAATTCGACTTTGATATAATACACGCAGAAGCAGGAAGTAGCTAGCCTGTTCGGTATCCAATTCTAGATATTGCGTGGATACCCAAATTACATATCGCAAGCCAACTGTCGCAATCAGAGGGCTGCACAAATAAAGATGGAATGTCTAAAAAACGCCACCTTCTTTTTGTTGCACCCTTTTTCGACAAAGTTGGCCTTGAAGCATCTCCATCTTTACAGACGATGGAGGTGTTTTTTTATGTCTAATTTTATTCTTAAGGACGAGTACGCAAACGAAGATGAATGCAAAGCGGCTATTGCCAAATACAACGAGGGCAAGAAACCCGAAGAGGAAATGCGTTACTGTTCCTACCTTAACACTCTTACCAAAAAGAGAATGTATGTGCCTTGTACCATTGAGTATTTCTTTGCTTGGCGAAACATGATGGCGGAAGAACACAGGAAACGTGACCTTGAAACGAGATGCCTTGTTCCTTCCACACGCTATTCCTACCACAAGAAATGTATGGAAGATTGTGCTCATTGTCCGTATGGGAAAGACCATCGTGACGGTGGTGCTCTATCTCTAGATAAGTTTAGAGAAGAAAACGAGTATGAAATAGCGGACGAGCATATCAGCCCACTTGAAGAAATGATTGAAGAACAACGCAGAGAGGCACTCGCTTATGAAATATCCCTTCTAGATGAAGAGAGTCAGCAAATCTTGAGTCTTTTCAACAAAGGATATAGCGAACCCGAAATAGGGCGTTTGTTAGGTCTTACAAGGGATACCGTTAAGTACCGAAAAGCAGTGTTGATTGAGGACTTGAAGAAAAAGTTGAAAAATTTTTGATTTTTTCACCCGTTTCATTCTCGACTTCCCATTTGACTGTTGAAGAGCAGGAAAAGCACCTCTCTTCAATAATCAAAAGGAGGTCAGAGAGATGACTACAAATGCTGAAGCAGCAAGAGAAAAACCCGTAGCAAGTATGGTTGATTTGTTTGATTCACTTATGACAATCAGTTTTCTTACTAAGGCTCTTGCAAAAAGTGTGCTGTTGCTATCAACAGAAAAAGATGTGAAAGGAGGAAATGAGAATGACGAGAAAGCACTCAATTTTAGCTCCAAGTAGCAAGGAATGGTTCTTTTGCGGTTATGCCACGAGATTCTTAGCCGTAAAGGAAGAAGAAACCAATGATGCAAGTGAGTTCGGGACTGAATGTCACGATTTGGCTGCTCACTACATCCGTAAAAGTCTGAAGCTTGAAGATTTTGACTCAAAGGATAATACACCGATAGAAGAAATCAAAAAAGGGTTCAAGCATTATTCAGACGAAATGGAAAGACTCGCAAACGGCTATGCAAATTTCGTTATAAGCACAGTTGATTACGAGGCAAAAAGAACAGGTGAAAAGCCTGTGGTTCTAATTGAGCAGTTGCTTGAAATGGACTACGCTCCAAATACTCACGGAACGCTTGATTGCTGCATTTTGGCAGGTGATACGCTAACTATTATTGACAATAAGACAGGTTTTATCAAGGTCACAGCCTTTGATGAAGAACTTGGTGAAATCAATAGCCAATTAGGTATCTATGCTAACCAAGCCTACAAGAACTACAAGGCTTTCTATCCTATCAAGCACATCCGTTTGGTGATTTATCAAGAGCGAATCCACAACATTTCAGACTACACGCTTACGGCTGAAGAGTTAGTGCGTTGGGAACGAGAAAGACTTATCCCTGCCGCTATGAATGCCTTGAGTGATGAGCCTGTTGCAAGAAGTGGTGTTTGGTGCAAATACTGCCCAGGACGTAACTGTTGCAAAAAGCGTGCGGAGGACATGATGCAAACGGTAGTGAAACTCAAAAAGCCTGACCTAATGACTGACGATGAAATTGAAGAAATATTGCCAGCGTTAGATAGCATCATTTGTTACTGCGAAGACATCAAAGCCTATTGCTTGAAGAAGGCAGTAGAAGGCGGCAAGAAGTGGAAGGGTTACAAGCTCGTTGAATCGGTAACCAAACGCAAAATTACGGATGAGGCAGCAGTTGTAAGAATTTTGACCGATAACGGCTACGATCCTTACGCTCCAAGAAAACTTATGTCCATTACGGAATTGCAAAAACTTGTCGGCAAGGCTCAATTTACCGAACTTATCGGTGGGTATGTTGCAAAGCCAAAAGGACAAGCAGTGCTAGCTCCTGAAACTGATGCTAGAGAAGAAATTATTATAAACAAGGAGAGTAAATAACTATGTTAAATATCGTTACGGGTGTTGAAAAGACACCAATCAAAATTTGTATCTATGGTGCTGAAGGTGTAGGTAAAACTTCCCTTGCAGCGAATATGCCTGAACCACTTTTTGTTGATACCGAGGGTGGTACTTCAAGGCTTAATGTCAGACGTATCAAATGCACTGCTTGGGACGAGCTTATTGCTATTGTCAAAGAAGTAATTGCAACTCCAAGCGTGTGTAGAACTCTTGTAATCGACACTGCAGACTGGGCAGAAAGCCTTTGTGTGGACTTTGTTTGCAATAAATATCGTAAAGCCAATATAGAAGATTTCGGTTACGGCAAAGGCTACACCTACCTTGCAGAAGAGTTCGGTGAGTTCTTGAAATTACTTAACAAGCTAGTTGATGTAGGAATTAATCCTGTTGTCATTGCACACGGAAAACCTCGTAAGTATGAGCTTCCTGAAGAACAAGGACAGTTTGACCGTTGGGAAATGAAACTCTCAAAGCAGGTTGCTCCTCTAATCAAGGAATGGTGCGATATGCTGCTTTTCTGCAACTATAAGACTTTTGTGGTTACTACCGAGAACAATACCAAGAAGGCTCAAGGTGGTAAGCGTGTCATGTACACCACACATAACCCTTGTTGGGATGCAAAAAATCGCTTTAATTTGCCCGATGAAGTGGACTTGGCTATCAGTTCCATTGCTCACTTGTTCGAGGCACACGAGCCAAAACAGGCGGCAACAACGCCAAATGTGAGCCAAGAAAGACCTAACATCACCAAATTAAAGAAGATGCTTGAAGATGAAGGGGTGTCTGCCGATGACCTTCAAAAGGTAGTTGCAGAGCGTGGTCATTATGATTTTGGTCATACCATTGAAGATTATGCCGATGACTTTATCACAAGATGGGTAGTTCCTAATTGGAAGAAGATTGTAGAGGCAATCAAAAACACTAAAAACGAAGGAGATAACTAATTATGAATAACAATGAAAATATGTTCCTTGATTGGAACGATAGTATTGAAACCGATGGTCAGGAGTTTGTGTTGCTCCCTGAAGGAGATTACAACTTTGTAGTTACGAACTTTGAGCGTGGACGATTCCCTGGTGGTCCTAAAGTCCCTGCTTGTAATAAGGCATCGATTACGGTGCAAGTTACTACGCAAAGCGGTATTGCCGTTGTTAAGTTTGACCTTCTTCTTTATAGAAGTCTTGAATGGCGTATCTCTTCCTTCTTCCGTTGCATCGGTCAGAAGAAACACGGTGAGAAACTTACTATGAATTGGAACACCGTTGTAGGTTCAAGAGGACGTGCTCATTTCAAACAAAGAACTTACACCAATCAGTATGGTGAGGAAAAGGTGGTCAATGACCTTGATAAATTCTATGACTACAAGGACGAGTATTTCGCAAATGAAAAGCCTGTCCTTATCCCTCTCGACTCTGACGAAGATTTGCCGTTTTAAGAGGTGAGCCTTATGGAATTACGACCTTATCAAAAAGAAGCTGTAGATGCGATTAGAGGACAGTGGAATAGTGGTTTCCAAAGAACGCTTTTAGTCCTTCCTACAGGTACAGGAAAAACGGTTGTATTCTCTAAGGTTGTTGAAGAAGAGGTAAAAGACGGTAGCAATGCCTTGATTCTCGCACACAGGGGTGAGCTTTTAGAGCAAGCCTCTGATAAGTTGCGAGTTGCTAGTGGGTTGGATTCTGCTTTGGAAAAGGCGGAGTCCACATCCATTGGCTCTAATCTTCAAGTTACCGTTGCATCTATTCAAACAATATCCCAAGAGAAACGCCTTACAAGATTTCCTAAAGATTATTTCAAAACAATCGTGGTTGACGAGGCTCACCACTCAATGTCAGACAGTTATCAAAGAGTCCTTCAGTATTTCGACTCGGCAAATGTGCTAGGTGTTACTGCTACTCCCGATAGAGCCGACCAAAAGAGCCTCGGTAAATTCTTTCAGAGCAAGGCTTATGAATACTCAATGCACCGAGCAGTAAAGGACGGTTACTTGTGTCCTGTGAGAGCACAAATGATACCTCTTGAACTTGATATCAATAGCGTTGGACTTTCTAACGGTGACTATGCCGTAGGTGAAATCGGTGGTGCGTTAGAGCCTTACTTAAACCAGATAGCACTTGAGATGCTCAACTATTGCAAAGGCAGAAAAACGGTGGTCTTTTTACCTTTGGTAAAAACTAGCCAAAAATTTTGTGACTTACTTAATGTTCACGGTCTTAAAGCGGTGGAGGTAAACGGCAATTCGCCTGACCGAGAAGAGATACTTCGTGACTTTGAAAATGGTGAGTATGACGTGCTTTGCAACTCTATGCTTTTAACGGAAGGTTGGGATTGCCCTTCGGTAGATACCGTAGTGGTTTTAAGACCGACAAAGGTTAGAAGTTTATATCAACAAATGGTCGGTAGAGGTATGAGGCTTAGTCCTGGCAAAAAGGAACTATTGCTTTTAGATTTCCTTTGGATGACAGAGCGTCACGATTTATGCAGACCGTCAGCACTTATTTCCAAAGACGAGAACATTGCCAAACGCATAGACAAAATGGTAATGGATAACGGCAACGGTGTGGACTTAATGGATGCAGTTGAAACTGCTGAAAAGAATGTCATTGAAGAGCGTGAGGCTGCACTTGCTCGTGAACTTGCTGCTATGAAGAAACGCAAACGTCAATTCGTAGATCCGCTTGAATATGCTCTTTCAATATCGGCAGAAGACCTTGCAAATTACGAACCTACATTTGCATGGGAGATGGGACCTGTTACAGAAAGACAAAAGGTATATCTCGAAAAATGTGGAATTTTGTCGGATAGTGTCACTTGTTCAGGTCATGCTTGCATGATTATCAATAAGCTCCGTTCAAGACAGGACGAGCATCTTGCTACACCGAAACAAATCAGATTACTTGAAAAATACGGTTTTTATCATGTTGGTACTTGGGACTTTGACAGTGCCTCAAAGATGATTACTCGTATTGCAGCTAACAATTGGTTCTTGCCTAGAAACATTGATGCAGCAAGCTACCAACCATAAAGGAGGTATTTCTAGATGGAAAACATACTAGAAGCATTAAAACATATAAACGTTGCATCCCTTTCCTATCAAGAGTGGGTTAATGTCGGCATGGCACTAAAAGCCGAAGGATATGACTGCTCGGTGTGGGATGAGTGGAGTCGCAACGATTCAAGATACAAGCAAGGAGAGTGTGAAAGGAAATGGCGTACCTTTGGTGGTTCGTCAAATCCTATCACAGGTGGAACGATAGTACAAATGGCAAAGGAAAACGGCTATGTTCCGCACTCTTTTGCAGGTGACGGATGTATGGAGTGGAACGATGTCATTGAGTATGACGGAAACGGTGCTACTTACGAAATTGAAACACCCATGTCTGCGGTGAATCAGCTTATTACCTTTCTTGAAACTCTCTTTGAACCTAACGAAAAAGTCGGATATGTAACAAACGATGTATGGCAGGATAGCGATGGCAAGTGGATGCCTTCAAAGGGTGTTTATGATAGGACGGCAGCCGAGCTTATCTCTTCCCTTAAAAAGCATGGTGACGATTTAGGTGCGACTATCGGGGATTGGAAAGAAGAATGCGGTGCTTGGATACGGTTTAACCCTGTTGAAGGTGGAGTTAAGAATGAGAACATCACTCGTTTCACTTATGCTCTCGTTGAAAGTGACGATATGCCTATATCTGAACAGGATGCCATTTACAGAAAACTTGAACTACCGATAGCAACTCTTACGCATTCAGCAGGAAAATCTCTTCACGCTATCGTGAGGGTGGATGCCGAGAATTATGAGGAGTACCGAAAGAGGGTTGATTTCCTTTACGATTTCCTTGAAAAGAACGGTCTTAAGGTAGACAAGCAGAACCGAAATCCATCAAGACTTTCTCGTATGCCAGGAGTTACAAGAAATGGTCAAATGCAGACACTTATTACTACAAATATAGGTCGTAAATCGTGGGTTGATTGGCTTGATTTTGTAGAGGGTGCAAATGACGAACTGCCTTCGCTTACGAACCTTGCAGACGAACTGAAAAGTCCACCGAAATTGCCTGATGAACTTATAGAAGGAGTGCTTAGATGTGGTCATAAAATGCTTATTTCAGGTTCATCCAAAGCAGGTAAAAGTTTCTTGCTTATGGAACTTGCTATTGCCTTGTCGGAAAGCTCTACTTGGCTAGGGTTTAAGTGTAAAAAATCAAAGGTTTTATATGTGAATTTGGAGATTGACTCCGCTTCGTGTATCAACCGTTTTTCAGAGATTTACAAGGCACTAAAAATCACACCCAAGCACAGTGCGGATATTTCCATTTGGAATCTTCGTGGTCATGCAGTGCCGCTTGATAAACTTGTACCGAAACTCCTTAGAAGAATCAATAACCTTCACTATGATGCGGTAATTATAGACCCTATTTACAAGGTTATTATGGGTGATGAAAACAATGCAAGCGAGATGGGTGCATTCTGTAATCAGTTCGACAAAATTTGCAACGAAACGGGATGTGCGACTATTTACTGTCATCATCATTCCAAAGGTGCTCAAGGTTTCAAAAAGGCTATGGATAGAGCAAGTGGAAGTGGCGTTTTTGCAAGAGATCCCGATGCACAGCTTGATATGATTCAGCTTGAAACGAGTGAGGAGTTCTTAAACGATTATGCCGAGGATACAACTTCTACGGCTTGGCGTTTAGAGAGTTCTTTGCGTGAGTTTCCAAATTTCAAGCCTCGTAATTTTTGGTTTCAGTATCCCATTCATACGCTTGATAAAAATGGCGAACTTGCAAAGCTCTACTCTGAAGGTGATCCAAAAGGCAACCTTACAAAGAGTGGTAAACGCAACCAAACCCCTGAAAGCAGACGTGAGGAATTTGACCGAGCTTTTGATATCTTGGTTGAAGAAGACGGTAGCTGCTCGGTTGAAGAGTTAGCTGAGTATTTAGGTCTAAAAGAACGCACTGCTAGGGAGCGAATTCGAGAGTTTCGAGCCGATTACAAATATAAAAATGGGCGTGTAAAAAGAGGTGCAGATGAAGGCGATGAATAGTGCCGATTTTGCAAAATTTACATTTACAGAAAGGGCTTATATATATTTACTGGACGTAAATGGTGTGTGACACCCTCTAAGGGATAGGGCTAGAGCTTAAGCCCTATCCCCATAGAGTAAAGTCACTAGGGGCTTTCTGGAAAAAAACTTACAAAAAGGAGATGTAAAAAATGAAGATATTTTTGCTAATGAATCCACCGACAGTTACAGCTCAAGAAAGCAAGATAGCGGTGGTAAAGAATAAACCCGTTGTTTATAAGACGGATAAAATAAAACAAGCCAAACGTGAGATTATAAAACATCTAAAACCGTTCAAACCCGATGTGCCGCTTGAAGGTCCGATAGAACTTAAGGTTGTGTGGCTCTTCCCCAGAGGTAAAAGTCATAAGCACTTTGAATGGCGA